AACAATATCTTTAATGTTCTGAGTTTCTGTCTTTGATGTAGGAATCATTTTAAACGTAAATGTAAACTCTCTAAGCGGTACACTCTTAAACAAAGCTCGTGTGTTAGGGTTTACAGAAGTTCTAGTTGCCGATCTAACAGCGCCTCTGGCTGCGTCAGACGGGATCTTATTGGCCGCTCTTGTTACTGCCAGTCTGCCTACAGGAGTTCCTAGAGGAGCGTTTCCTGTTAGTGTATCTACAAAGGAATCGATACCTTCTACCGTAGCATTCATTAGTGATGGAACAACAGCATTACCAGCCTGAAGACCAGCCGCAGCACCAGCGCCTAAGATTCCAAGGTCTACATTATCATATGCAGCAGCATCATTGATCTGAACAGCTTGGGGTAGATATAATGTACATTTTCTTAGAAAGCGTTCAATCCGCTCACCAGATTCAATAGTCTGGTAAGCAGGATCGTTACCATTCATACCATCAATAATGTTAGCTCGGTTTGCGGAGGTAGCTCTTACTTTGGCGGCCTGGGCACGTGCCAAACGAGGATCAACCTGGCCAGCACCATATCCAGATACAGGTGGAGCATTACCAAAGATAGCTGCTACATCAACAGACCGCAATTTAATAGCCTGGAAACTAACTCGTGCTTCATACTTTGTGTCTTGTAAATCAACTGGGAATTGTAGAGCCATTTAATATTCCAATAAATAGTGTTAAATCGTTGAAAGTATTTATATGGCTTATTCAGGAAAGTATATTGTAAAACACCGGAGCAAATACAAAGGTGACGCAGATAAGGTGATTTATCGCTCTATGTGGGAAAGACATTGCTTCTATTGGTGTGATATGAATGCTAATATTAAAAGTTGGTCTAGTGAAGAAGTGGTCATTCCATATCGTTGGGATGTTGATAAACGCATGCATCGTTACTTTATGGATCTCAAGATTACTTATAAGACTGGCAAGACAACACTTGTAGAGATCAAACCAGACAAAGAAACCAAACCTCCAAAGAGACCCGACAAGTCTAAACGGTATATCAACGAAGCAATGACATATGTAAAGAATATGAACAAGTGGGAAGCTGCCAATGAGTATGCTAAAGATCGGGGATGGGACTTTCAAATCTGGACTGAAAAGACTTTGACTGAAATGGGAATTATGCCCACACAATCAAAGAAGGGAAGTTTAAAACCTCTAAAGCCGCTAAAGCCTTTTCGAAAGAAAAAGCCTAAGAAAAAGGTATAAATACCACCATGAGCAATTTATTTCAAACACTAGAGATGGAAGCATTCCGTAACGGAATCACACCTCGTACAAAACAATCCAGAGAATGGTTCCGTAAGAAGGCCCAGTCAATGCGGCGTGTCAATCGTAATCAGATTATGAAAGAAGAGCCAATTGAGTTGAAGAGCAGATTCCAGCCAGGTGCAATGGCCATGTTCTTTTACGATCCTAAGACAAAAGAAAAGCTCCCCTACTATGACTCCTTTCCATTAACAATTATTGTAGACTCTGCTCCTGGTGGATTCTATGGAATGAATCTACATTATCTTCCTCCAATGCTCAGAGCTAAGTTCTTAGATGTGTTGTTGGACAACACCAACAACAAGTACTATGATGAGAAGACAAGATTTGCTGTATCATACAACTATCTAAAAAGATCTGCTCGCACTAAATATTTTAAACCATGCTTTAAACATTATCTAACAGACCATGTTAAGAGTAGGTTTGCTATCATACCAGCTCCTGAGTGGGAGATTGCTACATTCTTACCTTTGGCTGATTGGCAGAAGGCTAGTGGTAGTAAAGTATATGCAGATTCAAGAAGGATGCTGTAATGAACATTGATCAATTAAAATCGGTTGCATCTAAGTCAAGAGGATTTGCTAGCGCAAACCAATTTATGGTTACTCTACCATCCCTTGGTAGATATGATACTAGAGATCTAAATATCCTTTGCGCCAATGTTAATATGCCAGGTAGACAGATCCTGACACAAGAAAGACTAATTGGTGTTAAAGGTCGTAAGATGCCTAATGGATTCGCATCAGATGATGTGAGTATGACATTTCATGTTATGAATGACTATATGATTAAAAACTACTTTGAAGAGTGGCAAGAGTCAACAATTAGTCAAGCAACGCATGAGATTGCATATCCTTCTTCCTATTGTAGGGATGTGAGGATTGCACAGCTAAAGAAGGGAATGGCTTTTGATTTCCCTGTAGATAAAATCTTTGGTATCAATTTGGATATCGATATTCGTACCAGAGATTCTATCGTCTATGAATGCAAACTGATGGATGCATTCCCAACAACTTTGAACGCAATTGAATTAAATAACGAGTTGGATGGCCTAGTCCAACTCAATGTCCAGCTTTCGTATAGAAACTGGGAGAAAGTATAAGGATGAATAATTATGGCACTACCCAAGATTAATGGAACCCCCAAGTATGATATGACCATTCCCTCTTCTGACAAGACTGTAAGGTTTAGACCTTTTCTTGTTAAAGAGGAAAAAGTTTTGATGATGGCAATGGAGTCTAACGACAACAACCAAATGTTGAGCTCAATTGTTGATACTCTAGATGCATGCATTGAGGATGGGGTTGATAAGAATGAGCTGACAACTTTTGATGTTGAATATATGTTCACGAAGCTAAGAGCTAAATCGGTTGGTGAAACTTCTAAGGTTGGAGTTAACTGTTCTGAGTGTGAAAGTCAAAACGAAGTTGTCGTTAATGTTGACTCTATTCATGTTGATGTTCCCAAGGTAGAAAAGATGATCGACCTTGGTAATGACATTACTGTAGAGATGCGCTGGCCTTCATATACAGATATTATTAAGATGAGTCCGGATGGTAAATCTACCGATCAAGTGTTTGCTATCTTACGTGCTAGCTTGTCTGCAGTACACACAGCAGAGGAACGGATTGATCTAAAGGATGAGACGGAGGCGGAGATTCAAGATTTTATTGAGTCGATGAATAGAACTCAGTTTGAACAAATTCAAGCGTTCATTGAAAATATGCCAGCACTCTCTCATGATGTTAAGTTTACATGCACTGAGTGTAATCATGAGAACAATATTAAACTAGAAGGAATGCAATCTTTTTTCTAGTATGTCTATCTCACAATGATTTATTTACTCACTTCCAGACTAATTTTTCTTTGATGCAACACCATAAATATAGTTTAAGTGAGATAGACGAAATGATACCATGGGAGCGAGAAGTTTATATTTCATTATTGATAGACCATTTGAAAGCAGAAGAACAATCTAAAAGAGAAGCAGGTTTATAAATGTCAGCAACATTAAAAGACGTAGTTGATCAATTAAAAGTTAACAATAAGAATGTTGACGCATTGGTTGATCATATTAAACAAAGTAGGTTAGATGCGCTTGAGGAAAAGCTAAAGTCCCAACGTGCAAGACCCACTACGTCTTCTCCCCAACCATCAGCAGCATTCAAAGCTGGTGAGAATAGTTTGGGTGGGTTTGGCATGTTATTAAACCCATCTAAACTGTTAGCTCCTTTACTTGCTGGTGTAACAGCTTTTGGAGCTGGTCTTGTGGGATTGCGTGGATGGGAAAAGGGTGCCATAACATCCATATCAAACGGACTTAAAACATTATCTAATAGTGCTCTTGATGGCGCAAAGAACTTACGAACAAGTATTCTTGGAAAGATGTTTGGCATTGAAGTTGATGCTAAAACAGGTTTGGCGAAATCAGGAGATACGACTAAAAAAGGCTTGGCGATCTATAGGCCATTAAGTGAAGTAATCGAGGCACGGTTTGCTTCTCTAAGAACCAGCTTTCTTAATGCGTTTGGTATTGGAGCTGATGGCAAGCCAATTCAAGATCCAAGAAATAAAATGAAGGTAAGTGCCACAGGCGAGTTTATTACTAAAGCCACAGCACGTATTACCAAACTACTGAATCCTATCATAAAAGTGTCGACAGGTATTGCTGACTTTATCAAAGGCGCTGGTTCAGGATTGTTTAAGTTCCTAGACCCATTTATTTCAGGAGCGAAAAGTTTTACAAAACTCTTTGGTAAAATCCTGTGGCCTGTTGGAGTGATTATGTCATTGTTTGAATCTGTAACCGCGTACCAGAACGAAGATGGTTCAAAGTTTGATAAATTCAAAGCAGGGTTTGGGACATTCTTTGCAGACTTTATAGGTGCACCACTTGACCTTCTAAAGTCCGGTATGGTATGGATAATGAGAAAACTGCTAGGAGTTGAGGTCGATGATGATGGTAATATCAAGCCAGGGCAAGGCATCTCTGGTGATGCATTAGCTATTATTCAAAAGTTTAGCTTCAAAGAATCTATTAAATCCTTAATTGATGGAGTGTTTAGCATTGGCGAATCTGCATTCAAGTGGTTTAGCGACTTGTTCTCTGGTGAGAAGTCTATAGGAGAGTCTATGTCTATCTTATGGAAAGCGTGGTTGGGCGCAGCAGCAGATATAGGTAGCTGGGTTTGGAACAAAGCTATTGCTCCTATCACAGAATGGTTTGCGTCTAAATTAGGTATTGATTTGGATCTGCCCGAGCTTGATATCAGAGAAATGGTTGGCAACGCCTATGAAAGAATTAAGAATAACTTCTTATCATCTATGGAGAACCTGGCAATTTGGTTCATGACAATGCCTAAGAAGATTGGATTTGCTTTAGAAGAGGAGTGGGTGTATGCAGTTGCAAAACTAAAGACTGGCTTCATTCAGTTTGGATCGTGGGTTGCTGGACTACCTGCTAGAATAACCCTAGCAGCATTAGAATCTGTTAATAATTCCAAAGCTGGTTTTCTTATTCCAGATGGTGTAGTTGAAGCACAGAGGCAGAAGGTAGCAACCGCCGTGTCTGGTACTGAAGCAGCTCTAGCGAGGGTCGATTATGCTACAGCAAAACAACTTGGTGATCTGAATTCTAGACGTAGAGATCTTGAATCATATGAGCAGCAACTGCTTGATGCTAGAACCTACAATAGTACTACTGTGAACTCTGGTGGCATTTTCATGGATGCGACAACTCCCACCGGTGATCCTCTCAGCGGTGGGAGCGCTTACGCATTTGTAGGTGGAGGTGGTAAGTGATTAGTCCTCTGCAGCCAACTTAGCAAAGTAGCTCATCGTATCATCTTCCATACCAGACTCTGCTGTAGCAATCTCTGGTTGAGGCGATCCAGCGATATCAGGCTGGGGAGCTGATGGAAAGTCAGGGATCTCATCATCAAGTTCCAATGAAGCTGCTTGCTTTTGAGTACGAGGAGCTTGTTCACCAAGAACCATAGCCAAACGAGACTTGAGCTCGTCATAGGTCTTGTAGTTCTTCGGATCAGTAAACTCCGTCATATCATGCTGCTTACTATACAGCTCCTCCATAGCCTCGTCTTCACCAATTGCTGATGGAGACTTAAATGAAGAGGCATCATAGTTAGGATAGCCTTCGACCTTACGGATCTTAACAGTAAAGTCTGCACCTTCCCACATGTCGAATGGATTAACAGGCTTCTCGTCTGGGAACTGAGGTTGCATGCTGTCCATAATCTTATCAAAGATCTTCTTACCAAAACGATACAGTTTGATCTGTCCTTCGTTCTCTGGTGCAGATGGATCTGAGATAATCAGTACATTAGCAACATAACGCAATTGACGCTTACGTTGACGTACTGTAGCTTTGTCAGCTTCGATACCAGTGTTCCACATCTTACTGTTTAACTCTGAGAGAGGATCTTGCTGACCAATAGAAGTCAATGACTTCTCAATGTACCACTGACCAGTTGGGCCTTTGAATGCATGGTCCCAGTAGCGGACCCATGGAGTGGCTGCTTCTGCATCTCCTGGCAAGAAGCGAATCACAGCGTAACCATTGCCAGCCTTATCTCGTGTAGGCTGCCAGAACCGAGGGTCATCTGACTGTCGTTTAGTTTGACCTCCAGTAGCTTGCTGTGCTTGTTCTACAAGTTTACCGAGGTCTGTGCGGTTACGTTTTAGTGCTGCGAAAGACATATGTATTCTCCTTATTAAATATGTATCGTATGGTTGTATGTTCGTATATTATACTACATTATATATGGCTAATCAATAGGTAATTGATTGCCACGAGGAAGAAAGTTGAGATTCATAGCCTCAGCTTCCAACTTGTCTTTGATAACTGGGGAGATGAACTTACGCACCTCCTCCAGCTCAACTTCGTTTTCTTCACACAGATGTATCACTGCATCCATGTAGGTCAGGCGCTTTTTAGTTACTGCGCCTTCAATTAACTTGGCAAACTTTGCCTTAGTTAAGAATTGTTTATCAAGCATTCTGCTCAGCCATTTCTTTTGTATAGAGCCCAATGTCAGGATAGTAATGTCCCACACTGCGCTTAGGTGTTCCGTCCTTGTTGTATGCCATAACATACACGCGATGAGAGATCTTACTCTGCATCTGTGATCCATAGAAGAAGTCAAGATAGACTCCATGACGCAGATACGATTCAAGGTTAAAGACGTACGTTTCGATCTGCTGATACTTCGCACGCTCCTTAGAATCTTTAGAGGTCTTGAAGTCACGAAGACTTGCCAACAGTTCTTTGTTCTCTTTGATCCAAGAACGAACCTTAACCAGCGACAGAGGATTATCATCAGGCAAGTTACGAACATTCTCAGCAATGAGTTTGTTCTGTGATGGACCTTTGCTAGCACGAGCAGCAGCAAGACGATCAGCTGCGGCTTTCTTCTGCTCTTCAGTCATCACACGCTTCTTACGAAACTTCTTTGCTGGCTTACGGTCAAGACCAAACTCTTCTAAAGCCTTAGCTTTGTTAGCAGCCTTAGTAGCTTTCATCTTAGCAACCTTGGCTGCCATTTCTTCTTCTGTCAACTTTCTACGTGCCATGAGCACCTCCATCATAATATAAAACTATTATCCCACCTTATTGGAATAAAGTCAACAGTTAATTTTCATCCAATGCCATTATTTCCCATTCTCCATTCACTTTCTTTGCGCGGACGAAGTTGTTTTGGATCAGATAGACTATAGTATCATTAATAACAGTCTCGTCTTTGTTTCTGCTGTAATTGTAACCTACCATAAAAGCGCAGACAGAGATGCCAGCTAAACATAGCCATTGGATGATAATTGGATCAGGCATAAAGATCTCCTATTTTGTGATAGTATTTATCACGTAAACGAAACTACGTTTTCAACCCGAAAAGATCTAAATGCTCCTTTGTTGATATCCCATGCTCGGATAACATTTTCATTAATCTGACGAGCGGCTGGCTCTTCACCAACAGTCGACTGATACTTTTCTGGAAGGACATCTTCCTGGAGAGTGCATTGCATATCGCGTTCGTCCCCATCTACCTTTTTAAAGATTACACGACATGTGCGCTGTCGTAGTTGCTCAAGCATTTCAGTGCGGTTCATATTGTTCTCCTTAATCCCAATCGTTGTCAAAACGCGTCGTCGCGCGGAAGGTTTCACCATAATATTGTTCAGCATACGCTGACGCATCCGTCCAATATCGCTCATCACTTTCAACCTTTCTTTTCTCTTCGCGAACAAAACGAGCCTCTTGAGCTTTCAGTTTCTGAAACCGCTTAGAGGCAGCTTTAATCATTTCCAATCTTTCAGCTTTACTTTGCATACCAACCATTCTCCTTTAGACGTTGTTCGAACATTATCTTCTCTTCTGTCGATAAAGTCAACTCTGTTTTTCTACATTTGTTAACAAATTCGCGAAGAGTCCAAATTCCCATACCATTATTGACAACACTGTAATGTTTAGCATCACCAAACTTATCGTTCTTATAAATCATCCCCAATCCTTCCAATCTTGATTGACGGTTTCATTATACTCGAAACCAGCATAATACTCAAGCAATTCTTGCTCGGTCATATCAGCTTTTTCTACACGTTCAGAAGTAATAGAATCACCAACATAGTAATGAGGCTGTATGCCACGATGGTAATAACTGTCAGCCGATCCACGATCGAACGGACCTCCATGGCGGACTGTTTCAGACTTTGCAAATGTGACATCTAGGTCAACTCCTTTATAGGTAAAAATTTCCATTATACTTGCCCTCCCAGGGTTGCAAACCCATCTGAGTCTTGTAAGAACAACTCATCCATATGAGTATCAAGAGCCTTCTCTTCGCGAGCAATATTATCGATTAGATCACCGATAATCATATCAAGCTCAACTTGGATATCAGACTTGCTCATGTTGAAGGTATTCGAGCGACGAAGAACACTAGCAAGTTTATTCTTGATTGTGATTGCATCTTGGATGTCTTTGACGATAAGCATAATAGATCTCCTTCTTTTGATATACCCTTATCCCCTATTGTGAGGATAAGGTCAACAGTTAATTTGATCTTTTTATTAAAAACTTTCTACGATAGCTGCTGCTACACAGAGACATACGAAGAACGCTGAACAAAATACAAAAGCTCCCATTATGCTGCTACCTTTGGATTGTGGGAGAATGCTACAAACCCCATTGGAGCAATAACTACTACTGTACCATCTTCAGCAACAATAACATCTCCAACTGAGAGTGAAGACATACGACCTAAACGCTCGATGTTTTGATCAGGACCGATGTTACCAACTTCAAAGCAATCGTTGTAGTCTGCAGCTTCGATGTTAGCAACATGAGTGTAGTAACCAGCATCAAACGCATCAGAAGCAAGACCACCAATCTTATTACCTGAAAAATCCATGTTCATTTTGTTCTTAGCAGCAAATGCTGGGACAGCATTAAAGTCGCCACTTTCGTTAATCAAGTTGTGCTGAGCTGATGTAAGTTGGATTTGGTATACTGCGAATTTCATCATGTGTTCCTTTTCATTTCCTATGCCCCTTTATCGGACATAAATAGACAAAGGTCAACAGTTAATTTAAGAAAGACTAAAAAAAATGTCAGATTTATTTGATTTTGGATTCACAGCTGTGGATGAGGATGAGCTGGATGCTGTGCAAAAACAGCAGCAGAAAGCGGCTGAGATTGGTGCTGATGCGGCTAAAGCAGCTTCTGCAGCTAATGACAGACAGGAAAGATTAGACAAGTTGTACAATGCTATTGTGCCATTGCTGAACAATCTAAAGAAGAACCCAGAGAAAGATTACATTCTCTGGCCCAATCGTCTAGCCAAGGTAGAAGAGTTTGAAGATCATCTACAGAAGATTTATAACGGCTGAAGTTTTAGATTGCTATCATACTTAGCAAAGCTCCACCCACACTCCTTCATTGTACCAATCCCAACTCTCTTAGCTATCATAGCTCTTTGCCTCTGACCTGCTTGGCCATCTGCATAACCCAAGTTGTTGTACTTGAACCCCTGAGGCATTGCTACAGCCATAATATTCTCATGTGGTGTTGGGCCACCATATCCATTGTTAAGAAACTCTTTAAGGAATGGCATAAACTTTTGCATAATATAGACACGATCTTTCATGTCTAGCTGCAGCTGGTGAAGAGTTTCGCTTTCATATCTCCACGAAACTTCAACAAGCTCAATATCGTAGTTGGCTCGTTCGTCTAGTCTTAGATTCTCATAGACTCCAGCGCATTGCTCATATGACTGTTTTTCATTATGACAGAGAGAGAATAAGAAGTCTTCCTTCTTTTTATAAGCAAAGTATCTTGCGATCAACTTGACTTCATCACCACTGTCTAAAGGAATTACTATCTGATGCTCATAGCCTGTGGGTGGCTGATATTTTTCCATCCACTCCATTAAGAATTCAACTTTATTAAACATTGTAATCCTTACTCAGATGGTTGTTCCATCTCCAACACTTCAATGCGGCTCTCGAGAAGCTCCATATCATCTTCAATTGCAGCATTTTCTAACTGCTGGTTTGCATATAGAGCTGAATGAGCAGCTGCTGTTTTAAGAATAGTTGATTCATGAGATTCTAAAACTTTATTAATCTCAACAATCTCAATTTGTTGGACAATTGAATGTGCTACCAACTCGTCAATGTGGACTTGTTGTTTTTTAATTTCAGTATCCATTGCCACCATTGACAAGAACCATATTACTGCGATTTCCATTTTACTTTCCTTTTTGTTTTGGCAAAGGTGCTAAGAATCGAACTCAGACTTACGGATTTGGAATCCGTCGTGATACCATTTCACCACACCCTTATTATTGGCGAACACGGGAGGACTCGAACCCCCGACCTAGTGCTTAGAAGGCACTTGCTCTGATCCAGCTGAGCTACGTGTCCATTGTCTTTATTTCTGAAACTGAACTACGTATCGTTGACCGTTTATATAGAAACGAATTGTAGAGTGGCTATAAACTTCAATCGCTTGATTTTGATACACAGTGATGTCAGAGCATTGACGCTCGAGACGATATCCAGAAACACGACGTTGGTTACCTTTATCTGCAGCAATGATACCGCCAATGACGGCACCTGCAGCTGCTCCATTGTCTTTCCCAGTAGCACCCTTACCAAGCAAGCCACCGATAATCATTCCACCCAGAACATCAGCTCCAGATGCCCCACCACCTTGTTGGTAGATGGGAACTTCAACGTCTTGGCATCTCCGTTCGGTGACAGGATTAGATTGAATAATAGTCTTTGTATGATCAAAGACTTTTACATCATTTGCCTTATCAGCAAACGCTGGCGATGCCATCATTGAGATTGCTGCAATTGTTAGTGAAATCTTTTTCATTTCTGTACTCCATTAGGTTCATCTTCTACCCAGATGTTAATTTTTACAATGTTGCCGTTTTCTTTCTTAATATAATACTCAACTTTAGCATCATTAAGCATCTTACGCAATTGATCAATAGTCATTCAATTACTTCCATTCCATCAATATTGGCTTGCAACCAACCACGATCGATAGCATGATGAACAATCATATCATTATAAGGTTCATCAGTATTCCACAAGCCTTTTTCCAAAGCCCAAGATTTTAAATCAAGTTGAACATCGATTGATTGCATACCTTGAACAGGCTCA